GTCAATACCTCTAAAAGCGTATCCAGACCCTTGCATATTTTTACGGTCTTTTGAAATGCCTTGTGTAGAAAGGTCTTTTTGAACTGCGGAAATTGCCTGATAAACGTTCATTTATGCACCTATATGTTGTCCTGACAAATGCGTCAGTAACGATATATTAAGTTATCTAAACAGATATGTCAAACAATGTAGAAAACTTCATGTTAAGATACCTTACATGAATACAACAGACATTATCCAATTTCTTGGCGGCACATTTGCCGTAGCTAAGATGTGCAAGGTTAGCCCTCCAAGCGTATCGCAATGGAGAACAAACGGCATTCCTAAAGACAAATTGGTTCTTATGGCTTGCGAACTAGAAAAGAAATCTAACGGTAAGTTTAGCCGTAAAGAAATTGAAAACTGGCAACAAATATGGCCTGAATTACGATAGAATAAATTGCCTTTAGCAAGCAGGTTGCAGGGTAAGAGCACACGATCAACCACGCACCAACAGTCAGCTTTAGACTTGACACACCGGAAAGACGGTGGCAGAATCAATTATCCCTTGGCGGGGAATCATTGGACAAGCCTTAGTTAGCGTCCTGCTTGTGTCCACAAGTCCGCCAACACCTTAAAACGGTGAGGATGCTAACTAAGGCTTTTTTTTGGGCTGGCGATGCACTATTATCAATTCAATATCGGTGACTATGCGAGTCACACACGATACTTAACCCCCATGCAAGACCTTGCCTATAGACGGTTACTCGACCTGTACTATTTGCATGAAAAACCTATACCAACAGATAACCCGTGGGTTTACATTGGGTTGAACGACTGTTCAACGGACGTTCAACGGGTGCTCAACGAGTACTTTATTTTGACCCCTGATGGTTGGGTAAATAAGCGTGCAAACGAACAAATTGACGAATATAGAAACAAACAAAAGTCAGCATCGTTAGCAGGTAAGAAAAGTGCAGAGGTAAGAAAAGCTAGTAAAGACGCCATTCCTGAACAACCGTTCAACGACCGTTCAACAGACGTTCAACTAACCATAAACCATAAACCATTAACCATTAAACATAAACCAATAAAAGATAACTACGTTTCGCCTGAAGGCGTATTACCTGAAGTCTGGCAAGATTTTGTTCAGCAACGAAAAGCAAAGAAAGCCGTCATTACTGAAACAGCAATAAAAGGCATAGAGCGTGAAGCCAACAAAGCAGGCATAACGTTAAATGCTGCATTGCAAGAAATATGCGCTAGAGGCTGGACAGGTTTTAAAGCTGAGTGGTACACAAAAGAAAAACAAGATAGTGAACCAGCTTGGGTTAAGAAAAATCGTGAATGGTTTGAAAGCGCAACAGGTAAAGTTGCAGAAAAAGACATTTTTGACATGGAAGTTAACTTAACAAGGATTTCAAAATGACATTACCTATTGCTGATGTAGAGCGTTTGTTTGACAGATTGTCAATGACATACGGAGTAGAGTTTAGAAACAAATGGGCAGGTATGCCTTTGAATGAAATCAAAACGCATTGGGCATATGAACTTGCTCAGTTTGCAGACAATCTAAACGCTATCGGTTGGGCATTGCAAAACCTGCCAGACCGTTGCCCAAACTTGATTGAGTTTAAGAACCTATGCAAACAAGCGCCTAGACCGCAGCATCAAGCTTTAGACGCAACGAAAGCGCCAGTTGAAGTCATTGACAGGGAAATATCGAAAATGCTTGCTGGGCTGATTAAAAAGCCTACTGATGCTGTTGACCACAAACGTTGGGCAAAGCGTTTGAAAGAAAGGCACGAAAAAGGCGAACATTTGTCACCTTATCAAATAAATTGCTACAAAACTGCGCTAGATATGTTAAGCTAACTAAATATTAAGGAGAACGTAATGTCTATTTGGACAGTCATGTTTTGGTTTTATTTTGTAATTGCGTCGGTATTAACGTTAGCGTGGTTGTGGAAAACTAGTACAGATAAAGGGCCAAAAGTGTTTGAAGACAAACCTTGTCAATGTCTGCATCCTATTAAATGTGATTTGTTTGACAAATGTATGAGGGGTCAAAAATGAGCAAAGCAATCATGCAGCAAGCGTTAGATGCTTTGAAAAACGGCAAGCGAGTAAAGTCTGGGGAGGGCGGTACTAAATATCAACCAGACTTGGAAGATGACGCTATCGCAGCACTAGAAGCAGAGTTAGCCAAGCCTGAGCAAAAAATCGTAAAGCCACGCAGCGATTATAGAGATTGGGACTATCAAGATTTGCTAGACAATATTGAGCAAGAACCTGTTGCTTGGAGATACAAAGGTAGAGCGTATCTTTCAGACCCAAGCGAGTGGGCATCACCGGAGTTTGTTGTAACACCACTCTACACAGCACCACCACGCAAAGAATGGGTCGGGCTGACGGATGATGAAATTGAAAATATTTACAAGTCCATAATTTTAGGTGAACTTGAAGTCACTAGATGGCTTGTTTGTCGTGCCATCGAAGCCAAACTCAAGAAGAAAAACAAATGAACACAGAACAAAAAATTATCAATTATTGCCAAACGCCAAAAACAACCAAAGAACTTGCTGAGTATTGCGGCATCAACAAAGACACGATGTATTCTCATTTAAACCGATTGCAGCGCAACGGAATTATTGACAAGATTGGTGACGGTAGACGCAGGGTTGCACCAGCAAGGTTTGTTGTGACTAGACAAGCACCGAAAGCGACTGAATCGACTGCTGACTATGAAAACCTTGCAATCACTCGTGCTAATAACCCGTTTGGATTGCATCCATGACAAAAGAAACAAATTACGGAAAATTGTTGCAAGCAATGTACGACCAAGGTTTTGCGGATTGTGAGGCGGCGGCAAAATTAGCAATTGAAGCCGGAATTAAAAAAGCAATTTTGGCAGAGCGTGAGGCTTGTGCAAAATTATGTGATGAACAATGGGAAAGGGATGATTGCGCCAAAGCAATTAGAGCAAGGGGAAAAAAATGAACAAGGCCGATTACATACATTTGTTCAAAGAAGCCTGTGGCGGAAAATGCAACGCTGAATACAACCCTTGCGCTTTTAGGCAAGCTGCTGATTCGTTAGCTGCGTTAAAACCAATTGGTTACATGGATAAAAACGGAATATTGTTTAACGACACCACGCACCCTCAATTACACACGCCACTTTACGCATTAGACGAGGCAAACAATGAATCCACTTAGCCCAAAACAAATATTGAGAAACCTTGAAAACGGGTTTTTTATGACGCATCAAGAACAAACTGAGGCGGCGGACTACATACGCCAGTTGCAGCAATCAAACGAAGCGTTAAAAGAAGGATTGATTAAAAACGCTGAAGAAATGTTTAAGTTGCGCCATGAATTGAACAATAAAAAGGGGAACACATGAGCTTTGATGATTTTTGGTCAAAATACCCTCGCAAGGTCGCTAAAAAGACCGCTATGCAATCGTTTAACAAACTGCCTATAGATGAACAGGAATTAGCAATTGATGCGCTAGATACGCATTTAGAGTATTGGAAGATTAAAGAAACAGAAAAAGACTTTATTCCGCACCCTGCGACATGGCTCAATCAAGGCAGATACTACGACGAGCTTGATATGCAGCCAAAGCAGCCTAAAAAACCTGCGCTGCCGTGGTACTCAACCGAGCAGCTTACGATGGATAAAGCAAGAGAGCTAGGGATGACGCCAAGACCTGGCGAGGAAATGGGTCAGTTTAGATCTAGGATTGCTCAAAAAGTAGCAGAAATCGTTTAATAAAGGTGCATCATGAAAATTACAAAACAAGCAGCATTAGACTTTGAAAACATAACTGGTGAACTCGAAGTTCAAATTTTTAATTTGCTTGAAATAGAAAAGAATTTTGAATTTATGACAGAACAATCAATGGCTTTAATTGATTCTATCAATTCGCTCAAATTGATTAGTTCGAAATGTATGCAGCTAAACGAGTTTTACTGGAGACAAGAAAAATGAAAGACTTGTTTGGAGACGAAGAATTTGATTGGAAAAAAGAATGGCAAGGGATGCCAGAATTTGAGCAGAATAATTTAAAAACAATTCATTCAATTGTTGTTAATTTTATTACCGTTGAAGATATGAACGATTTTTCTGAATTGATAGGCAAGCGCATACACTTTACGACGAAAAGCGTAATGTACCCAGTTAAAGTGAACACAGACAAAAAGGTATGGGTTGACGATGAAACAGAATCATCCTAAGTATCCTGTCTACATTATTTCAAAAGGTCGTGCTGACACAAGAAAAACAAGTAAAGCGCTTGAAACAATGGGCGTTGCTTACAGAATTGTGATTGAAGCGCAAGAATACGATCAATACGCTGCTGTAATTGATAAAGCAAAAATATTGGTTTTGCCTTTTAGCAATCTTGGCTTAGGCAGTTATCCTGCTCGCAATTGGTGTTGGGAGCACGCAATTAGTGAGGGCCACGCTTTTCACTGGATACTTGATGACAACATTCACGGCTTTGCTCGTTTGTACAAAAATAAGCGGATACCGTGTAAATCAGGCGCAATTTTTAGAGCAGCAGAAGATTTTACAGACAGGTATGAAAATGTTGCACAAGCAGGCTTTCAATATCGCTTTTTTGCTGAAGAACGAACAGATTTGCCAGCTTTTAGACTAAACACACGCATTTTCTCGTGTATTTTGATACGCAATGATTTACCGCATCGTTGGAAACTCAAGTACAACGAAGATGTAGCTTTGTCGCTTGACGTTTTAAAAGACGGCTGGTGTACGATTATTTTTAACGCATTTTTGCAAGATAAAGCTGCAACTCTTAGTATGAAAGGCGGTAACACGACAGAGCTGTACGCTGATGGTGACAAAAAGAAAGAGAAATCGCAGACGCTTGTAGACGCTTATCCAGACTTCGCATCGTTAGCATGGCGTTACGACAGGTGGCATCACAGAGTTGATTTTGACGTTTTTAAGAAAAATATACTTAAAAAAAAGCAAAATTTAGTAATAATTGCGTGCAAACGATGCGAGCCAAACTTAGGTATTTTGTGCTCTGCAACATATTCTTGCACTGTTCTTT